TGATGAACAAGCATACGATCTTCTTATTCAAGATTTAAAGATTCATGAGAATTTAGTTAAAAGGGATATAGGCATTGATGTATATAATAGTTTAGATACTAATAGAAAACAAATGTTAATAGATTTTGCGTTTAATTTAGGTAACATATGGAAAAAAGAATTTCCGAAGTTTACACGAGCGGTTATTGATAATAATATACCAGTGATGCGTGCTGAGTATCATAGATATTCTCGTGGTAAGCTGTTAGGCAGAAATGATGTATTTTATAATACATTTTTAAAGACATTAAATAAATAATTAAATAGATGCTAGTGAAGTTTAAACAATTTTTCGAACAAAAGAATTATTATAATGATACTCTTCATCCTAAGTTTTGGACTGATGATAATTTTAACGAAGAAGTATTAAACTCTGTAATTGAAATCGTAGATGAGTTTATAAAGGATGATGATCATATCACTCCTGAAATGATCGAAGATATACAATTGACTGGTTCATTAGCTAATTTTAATTATTCTGATCATTCTGATCTCGATGTACATATATTATTAGATTTTGCTAATATAAATAAAGACGAGTCTATAGTAAAGAGAGCATTAGATGGTAAGAGATTTATATGGAACCTAAGACACAATATCGAATTTAACAATCATGAAATTGAATTATATTTTCAAGATATTCACGAACCTCATGTGGCTTCCGGTCTATTTAGTATACAAGATAATAGATGGATTAAAAAGCCTGTTCACGACCCCCCGGAAATAGATCAGCGTGATGTTGAAAAGAAGGCTGAGCAGTTTCGCGCAGAAGTAGAATTGATGAAGGAGGCTTTAAATGAAGTCGACGATACAGATGACCTTGCATTAATTAATAAACGAGCTAAAAAATTAAAAGATAAGTTAATGCGAATGCGTCAGGATGGTTTAGCTCGTAAGGGTGAATATTCTGTAGAGAATTTAGCCTTTAAAGAGTTACGTAACGATGAGACAATAGCTGAATTAAATAGCTTGATTATTCAATCATATGATCTTATGTTTGGTGAAGATGCTATTGTAGAGAAGAAGAAGAAAAAAAAGAAGAAAAAGAAAAAAGAAAAGAAAGGATTAGATAAATGGATATTAGCCTTAGTACATGCATTGTTTTCAAATGATCCATCACATGATCCTAAACCACAAAGATACCCATCAGGAATATGAAATTGTTTAAAACATTTTTTGAAGATAATGAGACAATAGGTGATATTGACATTTACGCTGATCGACCTGACCGTGAGGCTCCACAGGCGTTAGGACAAGTAAACGAGCCTGGGTTACAAACAATTTCAAAATATATTTATAGAGTTAATAAAGACGGTGATCAATTAATTAAAGACTTAGTAGATCAATCAAAATTTGATACTAAAGAGTATCATAGAACATTTAAATCTGTTTTAGAGGAATTTGATATTGATTGGGGTGCATTTGCTAAGCATGTAGAAAGTAGGACTGGGGATATGTCGGCAACCGCCCTAAAAATTAATGAATTATTTTCCGGGATAAGTGGACAAATTAATTTAAAAGACGCATGTCAAGAAGTACTATTACCTCTTTTAAAAGATCCTAGCGATTATGAAAGATTTTTTAAAGAGCTATTTACTCTTAAACATTCAATAAGTACTACATCAGTTGGTGATGGAGAGTTTTTATTAGGTATCATAGGTAACGGTATTAAAGGATCTGTTGGTGATGTAGATGTTATTATTAAAGATAGAGAGACCAATCAGGCTTATGAAATAGGTGGACAAAAAAAGATAATTGGTGCATCTAGTCGTGTTAAAGGAGCAAAAGGTGCTGCCTCTAATATACTGGCTTGGATAAAAAAGTATACGTTTGATGCTGAATCAGCTTGGCCACTCGAGGAGATAATAACTAGTACGTATGGGCAGCTTAAGCCAGATGATGTTAAATTTATTATTAGCCAATTAGTATTATATCAAGACGAAGAACAAGCCGGCTACTTACACTCACATCCGACGCGTCTTGTTATTGGTAGTATGGTATTGTATGATTATATTAAACAACATAATGATGATTATATTGTTATAGTTAATTATTCAGCAAGCGGTAAAAAAGGTATGAGCAAAGACGAGTCGGTAAACGAGTTCGATTGTAAGTTTGCAAATATAAAAAAGATGACTTTACGTGCTGTTGTTCGGCTTAATCTTACACATAAATGGTTTAAATTTGAAATAGCTAAAGACGGAGTTAGAATTGTAATTTGATATAGGTTAAAAATTATGGCTGTAATAGGATTATATGATACAATGATAATGGGATATAGGGTAAAGATTATGCCTTATGTTATTAGTATTTTTGATGAGGATAATGGAATTGAGGGTGAGAGAGTACCTAATAAGATTGTAGAGTATTTAATTGAAGAAGGGTTCTGTGATACTTGGTTAAAAGATAGTACTGGAATTAAGGTAAATATATATAAACAAGGAAAATGTTAACTTATAAAAAATATTTCCCATTATATGAGGCAGCTGGTCCGAATAAACACTTGACTCACCTCGAGGAGCTTATTCTTACTGATGGAAAAGATGGTGCTATGAGAGCTATTAACTATCTTGAAGCTTTAACACAAATATTAGATAGTGATACACCACGAGCTGTTAACGCAACAGTAAAATATGATGGAGCCCCGGCAGTAGTACTAGGATCTGATCCTAATGGTAGGTTTTTTGTTGGTAGTAAGTCTGCTTTTAACAAAATACCTAAAATTAATTATTCAGTTGATGAGATTGAAAGAAACCACACCCATGCCCCTGGATTAGTTGATAAATTAGTTCAAACATTCATGCATTTTAAAAATCTAAGTTTTAACTCTGCATATCAAGGTGATTTTTTATTTGATAACGAGATAAAAGAGATTAATGACATTGATGGGGTACAACATGTAATATTTAAGCCTAATACTATAGTGTACGCTGTGCCAGCCGCTAGTGAAGAGGGTCAAAAAATATTAAACTCACAAATTGGTGTTGTATTTCATACAGAATATGATGTTACGTTAGATCAAGAAGGGTATGTTAGATTTTCGACTAAAAAATTTGGAGTTGATGTTACAAATTTAGATCCGGGGACAGGAGTATATGTTAAGGATGCTTATTTTGAAAGTGATGCAGGGTATATTACTTTAACTAATGAAGAAACTAAAAATGTAAATCTTTTAATAGATCTCGCAAAACAACGGTTAGTAAGTATAGATTTTAATAAAGTCACTGAAAAGTTGTTATCTAATTTAAATACATATATTAATACTGAAATAAGAACTGGTGAGTTTTTAAGTGACACTGCAACTTCGTTTGAACGGTTCAAACAATGGTTTACAGGTAGAATAGATAAGCAAATAGAAAAACTTAAAAGCGATACCGGTAAGGTTCGAGCCGCTCAAAATAAACAACAGTTATTATCTTTAATACAAGATGCTTCTGAAGATATTTATAGTGTATTCGAATTTCAAAAAGCAATAAAACAGTGTAAAGATATTTTTATACAAAAGTATAATAATATGATGCGTGAGGTTAGTATGAAAAATTATTTATTTGATACTAATGGAGATTTAGTAGTAACAGATCCAGAAGGGTATGTTGCTATTGATGCAACAGGTAATGCTGTTAAATTTGTTGATCGTTTAGAGTTTAGTAGAGCTAATTTTGCTATTGATAAAGATAGCAAGTTCAAGAAGAATTAGTGGTTTCCTAAATTATCTTTGTAAATAATTGTGCAGGAATGACCATTGTATTCAACCTTTTTGACTATACCTATAGTGCTGAGTTTTTAAAATCATGGATAACATTAACCACATATTTAAATAAAACCGGTATACGTTATCATATCTCTCAACATGTAAGTTGTAATGCCTTTTATGCAAAGCAAATGTGTTTAGGTGGTAATGTATTATCTGGCCCTAACCAAATACCATACCAACAAACAATTAAGTATGATATATTAGTTTTCTTGAGTAATAAAATTATCTTTACACCTTCCCAATTTATTAAATTATATAATAAGTTTTCTAATTATAAATTTATATCTGGAAAAGTAGATGGTAGATATAAATCTCTCACAGAAGATGGTGATTTTATTAAAGCTGACTATTTAGATTTTGATTTTGTTTTTATACGACAGGGAGTCTTTGAGGAATTAGAATACCCGTGGTTCCGTCCGCATGTAAGTACAACAGAATCTGAACAACAGTTTGTTGATATTGATATTTGTCGGCGTATAAAAAATCAAAATATAGATTTATTAATAGATAAAACTGTCGATCTTCGAAGAGGAGATTTTAATTTTATAAAGATAAATGAATAAGACTATAATTATATGTTGCCCGGGAGATAGTTTTGCTGGGAATTTTATTAAATGTTTAACTTATTTAATTAAGCATTTAAACAATAAAGGATTTAAGGTATATTTCTGTAGCGCCTATTCACGCAATATATACGAAGTACGCAATAAATGTATGCTAGGATCTCCGACCAAAGGCTCTGATCAACAGCCATTTAATGGTATGGAATACGATTATGTTTTGTGGATTGATAATGATATCGTATTTTCTCCATCTGATTTTGATTTATTATATAAAGAGGGTGCTGATGTAATATCAGGATTGTATATTATGGCAAATGATAAAGAGTTTGCTGCTGTTGAATATTGGGACGAAGAATATTTTCAAAAAAACGGATCGTTTCAGTTTATTGGTAAGGAAGATGTACGCACAAGACATATGTCATTTAAAGTTGAGTATGTCGGATTTGGCTTTATTTTATTTAAACATGGAATATTTGAACAATTACAATACCCGTGGTTCGAGCCTACATATTTAGAAATCAAAACATCAAAAGACTTTTCTATGGAAGATGTAACATTATGTCTTAAATTAAAAGAAAAGAATATTGATATACATGTACATCCAAATGTTATTGTAGGTCATGAAAAAATAGTTGAGTTACGATTATGATACCATTTGACTCGAGTGAGACTCCAGAAGATTTCTGGTATAATAATCTTAGAAAATATCAGCAAAGAGAACCAGAGAATAATTTCCCTCAAAATTTAATTGTAACATCTCTTGTAAAAGTTAGCAACAGAGAAATAGCTATTTTTAAAGGAGAGTTAAGAAGAGGAGATTTATTATTAATTACATACCCTACTTCAAATCATGCTATTAAAAATTTTATAGGGATTGGAATAGCTGATTGTGAATATTCATTGGATAATAATGTTCAAGTATATGAATTAGATTATAAAAAACCTATGACTGATGATTTTATATTTGATTTATTGGTTAAGAGTCATGGATGGGTCATTAAAGATTATGGCGATTTATCTGTCTATTAGGAGATAAATAATTATATGCCATAACTTAATTTATAGACCGTTTAGATATTAAATACTTATATGCCTGTCCTTAAGGATTTTCGTATAAAAAATGGTCTAATTGTTGGATCAGATAATGCTGGCACAATTACTGCAGGAGTAGGTAATTACTCAACAAGCCTAAGTGCTACGTCTTTATTATCAGTTTCTGGTAACTTTACTGGTGTCGGTGGTCTTAGAGTACCTGTAGGAACAACAGCACAACGCCCACCGGACACCGATGGGTTCATTCGTCTTAATACTTCTCTTAGTCAATTTGAGGGTTACGCGAATAGTACTTGGACAGGCTTAGGTGGAGTAATTGACGTTGATCAAGATACTAAAATTCTTCCTGAGTTGACCCCTGGTGGAAATCAAGATACATTATACTTTTATACAGGTGGGACTGAGAGACTACGAATTACTAGTGCAGGTGTTCTTAGTGCGGCAAGTGATGTTACTCTCGCTGGCGATTTAACTGTACAGGGTAATGATATTAAATCAAGCGGCGGTACAGCAATTACATTAAGTACTACAGATGTTTCTATTGGTGGTGACTTGACAGTAACTGGTAATGATGTTAAGGATAGTGGAGCTAATACTGTACTTACTTTTGATGGTTCTGGTAATGTTAGTTTGCCTGGTAATCTAACAGTAACCGGTACTCATACTACATTAAACACTTCTGTTACTTCTACTACAACAGCTACTGAAAACAATTTTGTAATTACATCTACTGATGATGGTGCTAGTGCTTCCCCGGATTTAAAATTATGGCGCAATAGTGCCTCACCAGCTGATAATGACGAAATTGGTAATATCTTTTTTACAGGAACTAACAGCGCAGCAGCGGCAACTAATTATGCTCATATACTTGGTCAAATAACTGATGTTACAAACGGTACCGAAGACGGTAGATTGACATTTAAGACAATGTCCGCTGGTACATTGTCTGATAGGTTAACAATTAATAGTGGTAGTGTTGGTATAGGAACAACTAACCCTAATAACACATTAACTGTTGTTGGTACTTTAAGTGCTAGTGGTCAGATATCTGGTAATATTACTGGTGATGTAACAGGTAATGCTGCTACAGCGACCGCATTAGAAACAGCTAGGAATATTGGTGGTGTTAGTTTTGATGGAACAGCAGCTATTGTTCCTACAACGATAGTAGTTGCTGATACTACAAACACTAAAGCATATCTTGGAATGTTTGAGAGTGCTACTGGTGACTTATTGCCTAAGACTGATGCTAATATATTTTATAATGCTAGTACTAGTAGATTAACAGTTGATGGTTCGTTGAGCGCTTCCGGGATTATATACGCAGATGCATTTAATTCAGTAACAGGCGGCAGTACAATTGACTTTAATGATGATATTGACCTCGCTGGTACTTTAACGTTATCCGATGATATTGTTCATTCTGGTGATACTGATACAAGGCTATCATTTACTACAGATTTAATTACATTATCTGCTGCTGGTTCTAGTTTAGTAAGAGTTGATGGAACTAATAATGTTGTTGGTATTGGTACAGTTTCAACTGCGTCACCTAGTATTCCAACAGTTGTTGAGTTTAATAATAATACTACAGCGTATAAAGCTGCCAGTGCAACAATTACAACCGGTGCCTCGGCCGCTCTTCTCACTATACCAACTGCAACTTATAGATCAGGAAAAGTAGTTTTACAAGCAATAGCTGCTTCTGGTGGGCATATGGATGTAACTGAATTGTTATACATTCACAATGGTACATCTGTATATACTACAGAATATGGTACCATTCATGTTGGTGATGCAATCGGTACATATACTGGAGAGATTGTTGGGAGTAATGTAGAAATTAGAGTAGCGAATGGAGTCGGTGTTACTGCTGAGTTTGTCGGATCAGTTACAATGTTAAGTGTTTAAAGAGATTTAATTTTATTAACATTGATGAAGAGGCCTTTACGGCCTCTTTTTTTATTAAATAATTAGGTAAGTGGATAGTGGAAACTTATGGCTAAGAAATCATTTTTTGTACCAGATGGGCTAAAGATTAAAGGTGATACACTCCTTAACGGAGCATCGTACACCGATACTGCTTTAGCAAAACTTCATGTTAAGTCAGCTGCTAACGGTACAGGCGCTAACCTTAACAGTGTCAATGGGTTACTGATCGAGAATAGTGGAACAAGTAACACAAGCTACGCGCTAAAACTCGCTACAGGTAGCGGAAATATTTTAAATATTAGTAACGCTGGTAATGTAGGAATAGGTGCACTTACAGCAAATTCGATATTACATGTAGTAGGACCAGCAGCCGCACCAACATCTCTAGCTGAGCTTGACACTAACTCTACTGCGCAGTTCCAGAGTGATTCATCTAACACTGATAGTTTATACATTGCCGAGGCATCTAGTGGTGCTATAATTCAGGTAACAGATGGTGCTACAAATTCAAGTACAGCTAAGCCATTACTTTTAAATCCATATGGTAGTAATGTTGGTTTAGGTACAACTGATACTAGCGCGAGGTTGACAGTTTCAGGTAACGTAAGCGCTAGTGGTATTATGAATGGTGCAACTTGTGTTACATCACCATTAGTCTGTGGTACTACTAAAGCATGTTCACCAATTCTAGGCGGTAGTACTTGTGTTGATTCACCATTAGTATGTGGCACTACAGCTGTTTGTACGCCTTATGTTAAAGGTAGTACTTGTGTTTGCTCTCTTATTGTAAATGGTTCAACGTGTGTTACATCTCCTCTTGTGTGTGGTACAACGAGTGTTAACACTCCTATTGTTATTAGTTCGAGTTGTGTAACAACACCGTTATTATCAGCTACTAATTTTTATACTGGAGGTAGTGTTGGTGTTGGTACTATTACACCAAACGAAGCTCTTACAGTATCAGGTAACGTTAGCGCTACTGGTACAGTATATGCTGATGCATTTAATTCAAAGACGGGTGGCAGTGCTATATCATTTAATGATGATATTACATTAGCAGGAGACATAACAGGTACTACTGGTAACTTTACAACTAGTCTAAGTGCTGCTGCTCTTAGCGGAGCTGGTGATGCCCTAACAACTAATGCTACAATTTCATTATCAGGTGATTTAGGTGGCTCTGTTGCTTTAGATAATTTAGATGGGACAAAGACATTAACTGCAACCATACAAGCTAATAGTGTTGCCCTCGGAACAGATACTACTGGCAATTATGTTGCTACAATAGCGGATGCAGGTAGTAGTAGAATTACAGTAGCGAATTCTGGCTCAGAGACCGCGGCAGTTACTTTAGATATTGCCGATGATGCTGTTGCATTAGGGACTAAGACTACTGGTAACTATGTACAATCGTTAGCTTTAAATACAACAGTACCAACACTTACCGGTTCTAGTTTAGCCGCTGCAGAAGGTAATACTATAACAGGCTTAGGATTATCTGCTACAGGAGTGACTGCTGGTAGTTATGGTAGTACGACAGCGATTCCAGTTGTTACTGTCTTAGAAGATGGTAGGCTGTCAAGTGTATCTACATCGACAATTTCAACGACGGTAAGTACTGCTGGTGATTCTGGTACAGGTACGGTAGCCCTTGGTACTCAATCACTTACGATAGCTGGTACAGCAAATGAAATTGAAACTAGCTCATCTAATCAAACTATTACAGTTGGATTGCCTAGTGCAGTTACAATTACAACTAGCGTTGCCTCGCCATTAGTCTGTGGTACTACTAAGGTTTGTACTCCAACAGTGCATGGTACGACATTAGTTTGTGGCGCGACAGTTTGTGGTAGTACTAGTGTATTATCTCCTCTTGTGTGTGGTACTACAAGCGTTAACACTCCTATTGTTAATGCATCAAGTTGTGTTGTTGCTCCTACATTATCAGCTACTAATTTTTATACTGCAGGTAGTGTTGGTGTTGGTACAAGTGTTCCTACTGAAGCACTTAC